CCATCGACATATCGGATATGTCGGTTACATCACACCATCGACATATCGGATATGTCGGTTACATCACACCATCGACATATCGGATATGTCGGTTACATCACACCATCGACATATCGGATATGTCGGTTACATCACACCATCGACATATCGGATATGTCGGTAGTTACATTACTATTAATATATGTATATATCTAACATATCGATGATTAATATATATATTGCCTTCGTATATTGGATATAGACTATTATTATAGACATTAACTACAATATATATCCATTGTTGATGTACATATTACCTAAATATTAGATACCGATATCGGTATATGGACAATATTAGATGGGAGGCTGTCGTCCTTATGCGACTGTCCGACCTTGAAATACCACTACTCTTGACGTTGTTTCGGACAATATTAACGATATATCCTAAATAAAGTAGGTTATATAGACTATGTTAACTATAATATTGTATTAGATATAACAATCGATATCATGAGTAATATTATATATCGAATATATGACATATAACGATATAGACTATAAGTGTTATATATATAAACTTGTCTCGATATAATAGTGGATATACCTGTTAACAGATAAGAGTATATGAATATATATATAAACTTGTCTCGATATAATAGTGGATATACCTGTTAACAGATAAGAGTATATGAATATTATTGTAGGTATATCCGATACACCTACAATTACATTCTGTGTTCAATACATCGAGTGTAATCGGTGGATTTACCGTAATGTATGTTGTATATAGTTATTAAGAGCCTTAATCTTGGCATCGCGTATTGTTGGTCCATCCCCAATAGACAATACCGTCTTCTTACCGTTTTTATCGATGCCTAGGACTTCGATATATAATGTGGACTTACCTAAAACCTTTTTACTATATCGGGGGTTATATAATTCGATGCGTTCATAACCTCTTTGTCTCACTAGATTTAATACACGATTATATAGGTCTCTAATTACCGGATCAGATAACTCGATCCTAAATTGTGTCGTTCGGAACCACTCTTCGGTTAATCCTATACTGGCTAATTCATCTATAGCCTTACCATAAGCTAGTAGTTTACTTTCGCGTTTACCTCGAGTTCCTACAACCATATCCACCAATATGGGATTATTCCTTATTACGCCTAATGAGTTAAGTCTCTGTATCAGATCTGTAGATAGGGATATTATAATACGATTCTCCTTAGGTAACCATCGTTCTATAATATCATTAGGTCTTGCACCGATCATGGTAAAGTAGTTTATAAGTCGGCCATGTGGATCACCATGTTTAACAATATCGCTGTTAAGTTCCACTTCGTTGAGTAGAGAATATAGTAACGTTGAACACAGAACAAAACCCGTACCATATGTTATTCTCTCGTTACCTAATATGAACAATGCACCGAAGAACGCCTCAAATACATCCTCGTCTAACTTTATTGCTGTTGATATCCTTGTGCGAATATAACTACGCAATTGCAACTTGTCTGCCAATTGGTGAAGGGTATAACCCTTGAGATAATATGCCGCAAACTCGCTTAACATTGATCGGTCGGCATCAGGGAACATCTTCATGATATAATCTAGGAATATAGTCCTAATAACCGAGTCTCCTAGTAATTCAAGTTCCTCATAGTTCTCACCGAAGTTTGGATTATATGACTCGTGAGTAAATGCTTTAGTCCATATCTTCATAGACTCTTCATCGGTTAACTTAGATATAACATCTTCATTGTTATCAGCTATCGGTAATAATAACTTACGTAGAAAATTCTCCATATGTATTTGTAGTTATATGGAAATACCAATATATATCACAATGGTGTATATCCGATATACACCATTGTGAGTGTAGTATGTAGTTATATGGAAATACCAATATATATCACAATGGTGTATATCCGATATACACCATTGAGAGTGTAGTATGTAGTTATATGGAAATACCACCAATATATATCACAATGGTGTATATCCGATATACACCATTGAGAGTGTAGTATGTAGTTATATGGAAATACCACCAATATATATCACAATGGTGTATATCCGATATACACCATTGAGAGTGTAGTATGTAGGTATATGGAAATACCACCAATATATATCACAATGGTGTATATCCGATATACACCATTGAGAGTGTAGTATGTAGGTATATAGTTACTATGATACGATGGTATACTAAGTTAATATCGACATAGTAGTAATATATCAAGTATACTACCGTAGTTCTTCTAAATATTTCCTATGAGCTTCAAATAAAGATGTTCAGACACTTCTTCATATTAATCCACGACAATCAGGTCGACTTTTTAGATGAGATCACTACTACTATCGGATCCGTATATCCGTGGATTGAGGTTAATGTATCACCCGATAATACATCGATTGATACCCTGAAGCTCAAGGTGGACAACGAGGTAGTGTTAAAAGTTCCTAATATGGGTGACCTCGTTAATCGTATAACATTACATAAGATAGATCCTGAAATTAAAAACAAGTTGTTATCACTGAGTTTTGGTAACAGCGATCAGGAGAAGTTGGTTAATGCTTATGCTATCGGTTTGGCCATTAGTACTCTACTATGTTATTTACTTCCTGAGAACTCTTCAGTGCTAAATTCCCATCCTCAACTACGTAACATGACTGTAATTACACCAGTACTGAACCAGAATACCATGAAAGATGTACTACAATATTACGAGTCTAAACAACTGTATCAATACATGGTGAATATAGCGTCACTATTCTGGTCTGCGTTTGGAGGAATAACGACAATGGCGTCAGCGACACCAGTAATACCTGCTCCTACCAATAAGGTTATGTCCGATAAGGAGGTCAGTGATATGGTAGAAAAAGCTGTTAGTGACTCTACTATTAACATAGAAATATCATGCGATAATTGTAACTGCACATCTACTACATCATCGTCGTCGTTATCATCCAGTACGATACCACCTCCTCCACCGTTATTACCTAAGGATATAATCGACCAAATCCGTGAAGAAGGTAAATGTCAACTTCGTAAACTTGAGGAGTTTAGTAAACACCTATATGAAAATATGAGTAGTATGTTCTCGGGATCAACTACTAGAGACCGTGATGACTTGTTACGAGAACTTAAGGATACAGGTATTGCAGTCAAGGATGATATTAATAAACATAGCGCCAATACCTTAGCTAATATTAATAAAATCCGTGATACTATATTCGGAGAGTTAGAGAATATCAAATCTAGGTTCCTTAACGATATCAATGAGATCCGTATTAATATTATCGATGAGATTAATAAGATCAAGCAGGAACCGACTAAACCTATATCGGGAGAACCTAGACTAATCGAGTTGGAACGACAGGTGTTAAGGATTCAACAGGAACACACGTTATTGTCGAAGAAGGTGGAGAGTTTAGAGAAACATGTGATAGATATAGTTAACGTTATGTTTGCTCATAAACGACAGTAATTCCATGAACTACTGTCGTTACCCTCTTTACCGATGTAACTGTCGTTACCCTCTTTACCGATGTAACTGTCGTTTACGACATAGATTTTAATGTAATACCCATAACTGTAGCGATTAACACAGGTGTTATTATAGCTAACAGGAATAGAACCCAAGATTTGGTGTATTCACATTGGTTACAGAATCCATAGATGATAACTCCGACTATGTATGATACGATAAGATATACAGCGATTACTAACAATAACCTATTAAACTCTATATCATCTAGGGTCGGTAGTTGGGTTGGTGTTGTTGTTGTTGGAGGAGGAGGACTTGGTGTCGGTGGTTGTGGTTTAGCCATAACTAAAATACCAACGAGACCCAATAATACGACTAGGATGTATAACAACAACGGACAGTAAATGGGATTTACGAATGAACTACACTTCGGTGGATGATTCATCTTCTCGATGTGGTGATTTGTATCTCTGGATATTTTTTGGTTGATAAAGGTTTACTACCACTAAGTAGGTAGTAGTATCCATTAATCTCCTTAGGATCTTTAGATAGTTCTTCTGGTACTATTGGTTCTGGTAAATTGTCGATATCGGACAATGTATCCTCTGATATAAGTTTATCATCAACTACGATAAGGCTAGGATATCTACTACGATATCTATATATATCTCGTTGGTCTTTAATAGGAATTACCGTCCACTTCATGGCGTTTTGTACCATCGAATCGACCATATCTATTATAGTCTTAATGTTATTACTATCCGTAGGAGGTACCTCTACCAATAAGTTGGGATAGACCTTGATATTGTCTACCTGATCTACGTCCCTAGTCGTTAATATCCACGCTTTGATGAAGGCATAGTGGATATGATATGGTTGAATATGGTTGTTAAGATTGCGGAAGTTACCATCCAAGTAATATGGTGACCACTCCTGATATTTCGGAGGTGGTAACTCTGGTTTATTGATTAGGTAAGCTATATCGTCCACCACTGACTTGGGTCGATATATAGGTTTGTTACGGTATTGTGGTCGAACGATAAACCTGCGTTCTGTGGATGTGTCCTCAATAACTTCGATCCAATCGACCTGAGTTAATAGTAGTCTACTAGTTACGCGTTTAATATGATCGATCTCATCTATAGTTGGTCGTTGACCCAACTTAAACTCCACTGGACAATACGATATCTGGTCGATGAGACTTTGATCTATTACTTGATCGGTATGAATATCATACTTGACGATGGATTGGTCTAACCTCTCCTTTAATATCCTATACTTACCAGTATGTATTATATCAAGAACTTTAGTAAGTACAGGAAGTATATACTCATCACTGGGATCAGTAACGAACGTTATATTAGGCATTTAATCATCCATGTTAAATATCTTCTTGACTGGAGATAGAATATCGGGTAATGTCCTACCGACATAATCCAGTCCTTTCCACCATTCCTTATAACGATAAGGTCTTAGTGGTGATAATGTAGGTTCTTTACGATACTTCCCTATATGTTGTCGATGTGGAGATAATAGAGACTTTGGATATAATCTATGTTTACGTGACTCCATTTAACAACTCTATAAAAATTTTAGATACCATGGTAAATGTCACGTTTACCATCACCTCTTAGACGTAAATACTGTGGATGCAAGTATGGTCTTAAGGAGTTAAAACTACTCGAAACCGAGGAACCACGTATCATCTCACCGGTTCGTAAGTCGTTAAGTCCGTCATACAGTCCAAGTAAATATACACATCTTAACCAATATTCTGAACTAGATGACGATCAATATCTTCCATCGTGGTGGAGTGATACTGTTCGTAAGGTTCCAACTAGTCCTAGAAGACTCTATCTTGAATAGATATAAATGTCTATAGTATTCGATATAAAGTACGAGAGAGGTAAACGTAAGGCTATCAAGCAATTAACTATTGTCGAGAGTAATCGTAAGTATAAACCTAAGAAATATGGATTCTCACCTAATGAGATCATAGCTAACCAACTTAGAACTTCGCTAAGGAATGGAGGATATACTGGTGATATTGACGACATAGTTCAACGGTATCTACAACATCCATCGATACGGTATATGAACATCGATGTATTGGTTAAGGTTCTAATAGAATATCTAAAGTATATATCAGGTGTTCAATACACCGATACTAAGGATATAGTAGATCATCTGGTCAGTATCGAAAAATTCGATGAGGAAAAGAGATCTAACTACCGCAATACGGTTATCAAGTACTTACATACTATAATGTTATACGAAGAACGTAGTAGTTAATATCGATATATATTATTCGATGGTTGTTAGGTACTACTTAACATATCAACACAGTAGGTCATGGACTTACTGTGTTAACTTATGGATGGCATAGATATATGTAATATCATTGAAGTTAATACTATACAGTAACTTACGTATCTTAGATATATTATGCCTAGGTATACACATATTAGGTAACATCTTGGATATATACACTGATACTATGGTTACCGGATCAGAACCATGGTTTCTTAGTACGTTCTTTATATCATCCACCAGTGCACACCTTCCGTCTAATCGGTTGGACATATAGTAGTTAGTGTATGTATATACACCTGAGAACCATCCATATATATCACGAAAACCAGCAGGGTTGACCATATTGAACCCTGGTGATACCGAGTTAATGGAGTGGCTACATAGTATAGCTGAGGGTATCGATGGTACTTCATAGTAGTATAATAAGGTTGATCCTACAGCCAATAACCCACCACCACCGCCACCACCACCGAGACCATATCCACCATTAGAGTTACTACCACCACCACCGCCACCACTATCACTACCACCACCACCACCGTTACCACCCACCTCATCGGTACCACCACCACCACCGCCACCACCACCACCAAAACCACCACCACCAGATCCCCCTCTGGATAAGACGGTACCACCGCCACCACCACCACCGCCATTATTACCACTGCTACCACCAGCACCACCATCACCACCTGATTCTCGAAAACCATCTAGTCCATTAGGTGGTCCTCCACGTCCTCGGTATGATCCACCACCGCCACCGCCACCGCCACCACCACCACCAGTACCACCAGTACCACCATCACCACCATCATCATCACCAACAGCACCGGCACCACCAGCAGCAGCACCACCACCACCACCACCACCACCACCACCACCACCTATTTCGCCATCACCACCATCACCACCAGCACCACCACTACCACCGCCACCGCCACCGCCACCACCACCTATTTCGCCATCACCACCATCACCACCAACCCTACCACCAAAACCACCACCACCACCACCACCACCTATTTCGCCATCACCACCATCACCACCAACACCACCACCGCCACCACCACCGCCACCTATTTCGCCATTACCACCACGACCACGACCACGACCACCACCATCACCACCACCACCACCACCGCCACCACCCATACCGACACCCATAGTACCATCGCCTGTAAATACCAATATACCATCCTTACCTCGCGTAGTAAATACCAACTGCCTAAACTCTACCCTACCACCAGCAGTTCGAGACATACTGGGAAGGTACGTACTGTTATATCGGGTATGTACTGTACCAGTAGTTCTAATGTCAATATAGTCCTTACTAAGGATGTCGAGGATATCTAACATTATATATTCTTAACATAACTTACATTATACCGTTATATCGGTATAACCATAGTATATCTAAACTTCATGTATATTTTTTATGTCGCTATTAACAAATGTCGAAACCTCTATCGCCAAGAGTTAAACCACTTGATGTAGAACCTACGACTACTAAAACTAAAACAGAAGAGGAACAACGTATCCTTAGGTCTATGCGTAGAGCCTATAAGAAACAAGGTTTATTAACAGAACCTTCGATCGGAGAATGTTATGAACATGGTATGTACTATAGATCTCCTTACTCACGTAGATCATATGTTAGAGAATATAGATATCTCGGCTATGATGTTGAAATTCCCGAGACTAAAATCCAAGCTACCTGTGTTAAGGTCCCAAAGTTAAGTTCCGACGACTTCCGACGTACAGCTTTACCTCAGCTTATTAGAAACAATCCACAAATGAAACTTGCTGAGGCTATGAAATTTATATCCGCTGTGTTGAAGTATCGTCGAGGTACATTCAACCCAGACCAAGATAAAATACCGTTAAGACCTGGTGTTACTATCAACTATAGTAATGTGTTATTAGAACGTAAACCGATTACTGATGAAGAATATAACACTGTTACATACCAACTTAGTAGCCAATCAGAAATAAAAAGATTATCGTCGCCCAAGAAATCTTCTACAGTAAGAAGGCTTCAATCTCCATCTCCTCCAAAGACAACACCAACCGCTAGTTCACAACCTCCAGTGCCAGCGTTGCCACCGTTACAAACCCGATCGTATCCAGGTCCTAGAACAGGTGCATCGTTACAATCTCCCCGACGAAGTCCTCCTAATCCCATTCAGGGTCCACAAGAACGACCACTCCAATCCTTAATTTAAGTATGACGATATAACCCGGTTATATCGTCATATAACCTGCCAACTTAACACCGATCCAACCACCACGTTGTGGTTTACCAATATACTTTGATATCTCATCCTTGAAGACATTAACCGTGATCTTAGCTTTGAATCCAGGGAAATTACTAACGTACCATGACTTGAACTCGTTGAAGGCCAAATCCACCGGTAGTCTTACGTTATTATCAGTGTTTACTATACACTGCTTATAGAACTTCCAGAACACGTCGTTCTCTTCCCAGAATTCCTTTATTGTATCCTCTATTTCCTTAGGTCGACTATGTAGTCGTTCCTTGATGTAACGTGGGAAGTAGTTAACCATGATCCATAACATCGCTGACCCTAGACAAGGTAGTCGTTGATTATAGAAGTTGGGATCTACCTTGAATAGACGCTGACGATACTGTTCTTCGATAGACTCAGGTGCGTTATGGACCCACTTAGACTTACATGGTATTATAACCAACCTCTCCTTGGCAGCATCATCAGCTGCAGGTATATATGGTATCCTATTACACATAAGAAATACCTTGAATATCGGTAGGATTACACCACCGTTATCGTATAACTTACGACTAAAGAAAGTATCGTTACCGGTTATCATCTTTAGGAATCCATCGTTGATTTGGTCATTAACACTAGGTTCCTGTATAAATCCTATCAGTGTGCCCTTACTTAGTGCTGTTTCTGGTGACAGCGCTGATAACTGCTTAGTGAATGTGGTCATTGGAAAGTTGTGAACATAGTCACCTAAGGTATACTCAAATAGTCGCTTAAGACTTGACTTGGCACCATCCTTCTGACCATATAGGATATATATAGACTTCTCGAAGTTACCGTACTTCAGACACGATGCTGCCACCTTAAGGAAGTAGTCTCTCATATCTGCATCAGGGAACAACTGGTTGAACCATATCATACACTCCTGAACTTCAGAACTGTTCCATGTTAGGTTATGGTCCCAGTTATTTCGTGTTGATTTGGTGATATAGTCTTCAGGTTTGGACTCTCTTACGATAATATCATCGTTATTGGTAATCTCTATAACCATATTCTCAGTACCAATAAGGTTAACCTGAGAGTCTAGATATCGATCGATATTATCGATGTGGAAATAAACAATAGCCTGTTTTAGGATTCTACTAAGTTTTACAGTATCATTAAGTTTCTTCTCGATCTTATCTATATCCTTGGTATTCTTACCGTAGTTCAGATATCGATCTCTGAAGATATACCTAATACATCGTTGGATATACACCGCATTCTCATCATGACACCACCTAACACCGTTATAATAGTACCATGTCTTAGATCGACACAGAAAGTGTAACCAGTAATGTCGATATATACACTCGGCGATATCGGCATCGGTCTGTGTATTAAGTGCTATCTCAAGATATCTATTACACCATTGGTCGTGCCATTTTTCATATCTATCCCTGTTATCAACCCACGCATACCATGCTATTGTTCGGTACGTTATTGGTGAACCGCCTAGACGGTGGTAGATACTACTACATAGATCCCTTAGATCGGATGTGGTATCAAGGGATTGCCATCGACGAAGTCCATCCTCTGATCCCTTGTAGTAAGAGTATAAGGCCTTACCGATATCAATGTAGTAGTTACTACGTCGTAATCTATCGGTGGATATCATAGACAGAAGGTCAATAAGGTCCTTCTCTTCAAATCCCATGGACGGATTGGATAGTAGTTGTTTAATCATCGATCGATCTATACGTATCTGTGATGGATATGGATAGTATTTTAGGGATAGATAGAACGGCAGCCAAAACTGCGGATCCGATTGTACCTCAAATATTGTCGGGTTTATCTTGGAGTCGATAAAGTCCTGGTGATATATGGGTGAGAATATATCCTGTATCGATACCGACCTACCGTCATTGATATATATATCGGTAAGTATCATAGGTGTATCGTTAGGTGTCTTGACTGAGTTGTATAACGGTATTGGCTGATTGATGTAACTATAATCGATGTTAGATATAATCCTCGATATAGCGGGGTATATCTTCATCGATATAATGGTAGGTGGTAGTCTACAATATATAAACCGTAGTTGAATATGGGTATTAGACCTAAGTACCACGACTGTTAGATCGGTAGTATCTACTATCTTCGATATAACGTCTCTAATGGATGATATGATGGACAATAAGTCTATATTTGGGTAACTAGGGAAGTGTATAATAACAGGTATATGGTCTAACCTTACGATCTCCGATATAGTTAATAACGATGTCTTTGACTTCCTACAGTAATATGACCAGAATCTCTCTATACTGTCAGGTTTTACCGAGAATTCCTGGTATGGATCATATGTAACGTGGGTGTAAGGTATGGATGGATCGTGGAACTGGGATATAATGTCGTGTTGAGTATTAATATCGACCATTTGGGTTGTGACAATAAGATATAGATAGTATTTAATTAAATAAGATCGACGGTGTATATATGTATATCATATATATCGATGGATGATATATCATATATATCGATGGATGATATAGTTATATCCACCGTTATATCTTAGTAATGTAACCAATATTCTTATTAAATCAGACGTTATCTGTGAGTTAGTATCTCTCAAGAAGTAATACACCGACATATCCAGGATATATCGGTGTAAATGGGTATTAAGCGTAAACTTCCATTAACTACCGAAACCAGACGACAGAAACAACGTATCGACTTCTCGGGGTATTACTTCATAGACCGTATCCGTAACTGGGTCAACAATGACGAGATCCTAGATTGGATTGAGGTTAACCAATATCGACCAGACCTGTTGTTCGATGACTCTGCCATTATACGGTACCAATCTCAGGTAGAGGATGGTATAGTTAATCGGTTCTTATCTAACCGTAAGGTGTATAGTGCCCATTATCGACCAGATCTTACCGATAAGTACCGTTTCAAGAAGGGTTATATAGTTAGATCCATAGTATATAACCCTGAGTTACAGGTATATGGATACCCATCTATATTAACGACTAATGCCGTATATCAGGTCACCTTCATAGGTCGTGAAGACTTTGATAGACTACGTCTATCCTTCTATATGGATACCTTACATATTAACGGTGGGTATCTATTATACCCTGACCTATCAATCGCTGAAGTTACACCGTCCAATGAGTATATGTCCGGTATAAACCATATCCGATCGCTGGATCGATATAGGGGTTATCCTGTGGATAAGGTAAAAGTTAACATGAACAATGTTGATGACATCAGGTATCGTCGCATTAAGTTGGAGTTGTCATCCACTAGACTTACACTCCTCGATAAGACACCATTAATGGCACCGATACCTGACGGTGATGATGTACGATATATCCTAGGTAACCATAATATATACATAGTTAACGACAAATTCTATTACGATATCGATGATATACCTAATGATGATGTTGATGACAAATTTATAACATGGAATATGTCAACATCCATTATACCGGGGAATATTATCGATATCCAGTCGATTATACTAGACAACGGTATAATAACCAATACCAACGTCGAACCAACTTTAACTCTGTTCTCACTATATCTTGGCGTGGAAGTTGATAACATCAACCTATTAGACTATAACTACCCATTACCACCTAATATGGCTAAGGATATATTAAGAGACTCTGTAAGGGTTATCAAGGAAATACATAGGTATATCAACAACAACTATACCGATCCAGTATATATCTTTATTGACAACATAGTAAATTCCATCTCCAATGTGGAGAAGTTATCGGATACCGATAGATCCCAGTTACGGACACTGTTATCATCGATGGATATGTATCGTATAGTGAAGATACGTAATATACTACATTCCAATTACTCTATCGATATTAAGAAGGACCTTATCGATAAATTCATACAGTATATCACCGCTGATACCTTCTCACCGCTACAGTATGAACTAAGGGATGAACTTACAGTGATGTTAAGCCTACCTGATAAGACTAAGAAGTTACTGTCAGATCGATGGATATCTCTAGACAAGATTAAGGATCTACAGAGTATAACGGAGGATAAGAGGTTAAGTCTAATAGAGAAGTACGGTCAACTACGAAAGTATGGTTTATTAGACAAGAACTTTCATCGACTCCGCGATAAGATTAACCATGAAATACATAGTGTCGATCTTATCGATCGTATCCATAAGTCCCAACTACCTAACTATATCAAGGATAAGTTACTGGCTGAGTCACGATATATATCAGACAATGACGATAGTGACAGTATTAAAAAGCGTCAATGGATAGAGACCTGTCTAAAACTACCCACAACCGTAAAGTCTCCACCTATATCGCTTGGTGATAATATCAACAAGATACAGGAGTTTAAGAAGTCACTAAAACAACACCTGAATCAGAAGGTCTATGGTATGAAGTCAGTCAAGAAGTTGGTTATAGATTATATCTTCAAGGTATTAACCAATCCTAACTCCATTAACCACCATCTGGCCCTATGTGGGCCTAAGGGTGTGGGTAAGACCTACCTAGCTCAGGTTATATCCGAGGTGTTAGACCGACCATTAGTTAGAGTTAACCTCGGTGGATGTCACGATGGATCCAAGTTGGTAGGTCATTCATATACGTATGTTGGGTCGATACCTGGTGATATCATACAGGGACTTATACGATCTCGTATCATGAATCCTATATTCCTATTGGACGAGGTTGATAAGATCAGCCAACGACATAACAACGAGATTAACGGTATATTAATCCATCTACTAGACCCCATCCAGAACCACGAGTTTACGGATGAGTATCTAGGATTCTCCTATGATGTATCAAAGATACTATGGATTCTTTCGTTCAACCATGTTAATAACATAGACCCTATATTGGTTGATCGGTTACATGTAATACATATCCGAGGTTATAGTCGTCAGGAGAAGTTAGAGATGTCTACTAAGTATATCATACCATCGGTAGAATCTAACCTCGGGTATAAGAAACCACTGAACATAAGCCAAGAGGCTATTAGGTATATAGTAGGTCTTACCGATAACGATGAAGGTGTCCGTCGATTGAAACACCTGATAGAGATGGTATGGACTAGGGTTAATCGATGGATTGTGATTGGTAAGATACGGGGTGATGATGTAGTGTCTATAGACATGGTGCAGAAGATACTTAGAGATGACATAGTTACATCAGATAGAACTAAGCTAACATACTTTATATAGCTATCTATAGTCACAGAGAGATACAATCACCACATCATAGTACTATAATCGGTAAATATCCAGGATATTTACCGATTATGTATATATCACACTGTTGGATGTGAACGCTAACCTATTAACATTGATATCATCAAACGCTATGATTTCATCATCGGTTATGTCCAACTCTCCTCTACTCTTAAGTTCTCTTAGAAATATAGATATAATATATTGGTTCAGCCACATAGACCAATCGTTGATATATGCCAGTATAGCTAACCACGTAATACCACCATGAAGGTATGTGGTAGATATTATAGGTGTAATATATCCTATTCTAACTGTATCTTTGGAGTACTTAAAGACATCGTTAATACTCTCATATGCCCTCTTCATGTTATTATGTATAACAATAGGTATCATTGGTATTAACCGCGATGGATCGATGATGTTTCTTAGTATTAGTTCTACAACCTCAGGGATCAGTAATGGTTTATCATATCCATCCTCGATTATAATGTCTATGATCTCGTTGAATGGAAAGTTCGTTTTTAGTATCTTCAATAGAACATCAACTACTCGATATGTTATATCGTATTTAGATTTAAACAAGTCGATAACCTTGGATCTTATTACCGATAAGTCGTAAGTGTTCTTCCATAACATGTATATCAGATCAGGAGATCTTCGATCAATACTCTCAATAACCTTATCGATACCTTGGTTGTCGTTAAGGTATTGTTGTAGATCACTCCAAGAATCGAAGGATGTATTGTTATACAGGTTATACTCGCGTATCGATGTATATCTATAGTATGTAATTACATCGCTATATTCTGAGGTATCCCATACCTTCGATATATACTTTGATGTATCCAGTTGGTACTTATTTTTTAAGTAGACAAGATATAAATGCATAGATAATATTGGGTTGTTGGCTACCATATCTTGTACTATGTGATATATATACGGATGCTTCGTAATAAGATCTGTAATCTGATTTAGTGTTAACTTATTATACATATTGGTTACTATGTTCGTAATATATGAAATATCGATGTATATATCTAAGTTGTAGTCGATATAGTTTTCGATAATATGTAATATCATATCGAGGTCCTTATATGACATATATGGTGTTATATCGTATGAGTACTTCATCAACACCAGTATCATAAACTTATACACCGCTATGGACCTTCTACTACCGATTATATCGAAAGCAACGTTTATAATATGTCTAAGCTGTTCACGCTTATCTATATGTTGCATTAGAACTGACAGTAGTCGAATAGACGTGTCTTCCTTAAAAAAGTTACACCTAAGGATAATTAGAACTTCATAGATACTTAAGGTACGGATGTATTTCCTAAGTACGGTATATGAGTTAGTATACCTTAATATATTTATCCTTTTATTACTATCGATGTTATTCTTCAGATATAATATAGACTTGCTAGCCAAATAGACTATAACATCGTTACTTGATTTGTCCATATTAAGGAATCTTACGTATACATCGTACCATTTTTGGTAGTTGGTATTGAATATATTGTTATATTCGAGTATGTCACCATCAATGACCAGATTTAGACGATACCTATGTTTCAGTAAGTAGTACCAATGGTCGACAGGTTTAATGACCTGACTTAAATACCGACAAGTCGAACGCAATTCGGTGGATCGAGGTAGGTATATACAGATATGTTCTATTAGTTCTGGTGGTAGATTCTGCATTGTATATATTATCGATAGTAGTCAAAGACCACTATCGATGAATATTAATGTTATATTATCACATATGTGTCATCGATATTGGTCAAGGACTAATATCGGTTTATCTTAACATATCCAAATGTGGTCGGATATAGCTAATAAATATAGTAGATCAGTAGCGAGATTAGATATAGTTAGTCTAGTGTATAAACCATACAAACCTTATCTATTACCCGATAAGGAGAAGTTGGTAGGTACCGGGTTTATTATCGATAGTAGTAGTGGATTACTTGTCACTAACTCTCATGTTATCCGTAATGCCTCTCAGATATACGCAACATTCCCTGACATTGACCATAAGATACCTATGAGAATATATAGTATGTGTATCGAGAAGGACCTTGCCTTAATCGTACCAACTATACCCGATGACCTTAATAAAATTAATAAGTTGCCTAGTCTAGTATTAGGTAATCACCTAGAACTTACCCTAGCAGAGCCTGTTATGACTATAGGGTATCCTGCAGGTAGTGACACGGTTAAGGTCACTACCGGTGTGGTATCTGGGTTCGGATTGGATAGTAACTTAGACTGTGAGGATATCAAACGAAGGGACCCTACATACATTCAAATTACCGCACCGATAAACCCCGGCAATAGCGGAGGTCCGTTAATCAATAGTAAAGGAGAAGTAGTAGGTATTAACGCGGCTGGATACCTATACTACCAGAATATAGGATATGCCATAGGCAGTCTGGTATTAATGTCAGTATATGATGACATGATAAAGAATCCACCGTTGGTTAATACTCCAACGTTCGGTATATGTTGGATGAAAATACCTAACAGTGATGGTATATACATTCGCAAGGTTCTACCTGACAGTTGTTTTCGTGGTATACTCCAAGAAGGGGATGTTGTTACTAACATCAAATACCGTAATGGGGACACATATGATAATGTAGTCATATATAGTCCTAATGATATAATGTTACCAGGGGTTAAACGTAGATTGTATCTACCCGAGTTGGTGGATATTATACCACATAATACCGATTTAACCGTAACGGTTGCTAACCGCGGTGTGTTCTCAGCACAATACTCACCAATCGACATATACCGACTACAGTATGTCATACCATCAATCAAACCCTACGAATATATTATATTTGCGGGAATGTGTTGTCAGAATCTTAACCTTAACTTGGCGGAAGAGATGCAATGCCCTTATAAGGTTCTTAAGAATCGTTATTACAGTCCTAGGGTCATTATAACCGATATCTTTCCTGAGAGCACCTTAGGAAGGACAGAGATATTCAAGATAGGTGACGTTATAGCTACTATCAATAACATCGAGGTCAAGTATATCGATGATATACATAAAATACTACGTAGCTATAATTCAGCCAATTCGCTAACCATTAGAACCAAGAGTAAACGTATATTCACCATTAATAGGAAGGTAATGGATAGGGAAGATGCCGAGATATACCATAATTATCGACTATATACATAATGTCATATCCAACCAGAGAGGAAGATGTTGTTATAACCTACTTCTGGAATTTCGATTGGTATAACTACCGAATGGTAGAATGGACCGGTACATTCAAGGCCCTGCGTGGTGGTGTTATACCATATGGATACGTACCTGATGAAGGTATGTATTACTATTTGTTAGCTATCGATAGACGTAGTAGACAATACACCGATTTTGGTGGTGGTATCAAGAAGTATGAGATACCATATCAAGGTGCACTGAGGGAACTAGCGGAAGAGAGTATTATGTTATATTCCGACGCAGTACCTAACCCATACGATATAGTAGTTGCCGTAGGTAATACGTTCGATATATTCGTATATGATGCAAGGGTTGAGAGGTATCCTAACTTCCGTAACGATATAGTTAGAGAGTTCTCCACTCGAAAACGCGAAAAAGTTCCCTCAACGTGGTTAGAGAACTCGGAAATTACATGGTTATCATATACGCAGTTAATATCCCTGAGTCCTGATATAGTGTTCACACCAACGTATAATACATTACAGGTATACATATCCCACGCTCATCAGATGTATGTACCGTAGACATCCCAGGGACATCTACGGTATAACACCATATCAACAGTTAGTTACTATTATGATACCACCCGCAAACTTATGGTTCTTGTCTTGATAGTAGAAGACACTCGGTATATTATTTCCGATATACAGTGTTACTGTACCACTATTGAATGGTGGTGGTGTTCCATTAAGGTATAAGATATCACCGGGTCCACCTACAGGATCTGTGGTGAAGTATAAGTAATATTCAGGGTCATCGTTGTTTAATTTAAAGTTATACACTAAACCTCTACGTAATATCAGAGTTGCACCTGGTACACTGTTTACGGCATAACCGAAATCTCCATCTATATGGGAGAACCACGGATGTCGAGACTTAGGAACCAAGGTTACAGCGTATACTATGGGTCTCTTCTTACATTTATGCATATTTAACTACTGTCGCTTTGACATCCATCGTAAAAATCTTCACTGGTAGTAGTGGAAGTATGATGTCGTCGATGACGTCGATGATGATGGTAGTAAGGTGGCGGATAGTCGGTACTATCAGTAGTTTCTAGTGATTCACTGTTAGTGATATTACTACATTCCAATAGTACCTTGACTGAACTCTTGATGTTAAATCTATTATATTTATCGATGACCTTAACATCGATCCTGTTATATCCAGGATGTTTGAGATATACTTTTACTGGTTCCGGTTTATTAAGACAAGCTACTTCACATCCATCAAGGTAGACCTTAATATTGTAGTCATTCAGGGTTAGATTATAGACATCAAACTGAACTTCAACCTCGTTATTATATAAGACTTCATCGTTCTTCGGTTGAAGGATATGTACCTTAGGTTTACATCGGAAGTCTACAATAGTGTCTGGTCCATAGTAGAACTTGTTATATTTGATGATATCGTCGATCTCGCGTTTACGGTGTTCCATAACCATAACTTCCTCTGAAGTACTCGGTGTAAGTCGTTTAGTTACACTATATTGTAGTTTACTAGTACCACTTCTGCTATATGTCCTTATACTTGAACCAGTATTCAACGAAGTCCAGTCCTTAAGATCCCAGTATAACACTATATCTATTGCATAGTAACCAATAGTACCGATAAAGATGAAATACTCATAACCATAGCAGTCCTTGATAAACTGGAACATATGAGGTAAGTATACGTTAATTAACGGCTGTATCAATCGATATATACATTTTAACTCCTTCTTCCTCTTTTCGAATGGTTTATCGGATGTAAGAATAACATACGCCGAATTTAGAATTTCGTGGATCTCCTCAGACTTCACATCGATGAATGTAAAGAATCCATCGGTGTTATTCTTAACTTCGTAATGATGGTTTTTGTCAGAACCAACAATATTGCCCATTTGTTGGGTATGATAAAAACTTCATCTAAACTTAACCTTGACTTAAAATCCACGAATCATGAAGACATCGTTGTCGGGTACTATCGTTGATTATAACAACAAAGAAGGATTATACATGATAGATGGAGGTACCGTCATTGAAGTTAATACCGGTAACATCATAGCGTATCCTTATACGTATATCAATACAGTAATCGTTGATAATGATGGTATTACTACCGATATTGGCGGTGTTATACACCTATTTGATATATATGGTAACGAATTACAATATTCCTCCAACAGTGTTAAGTTTATCGAAGGATTCGAGGGTATAGTCCTTAGGGTATATCAATATAACGGTAAGGATTATTACAGTAGTAACTACCGACTGGATTGTAAATATCTACTACCTGACATAACACTACCAACACCACAACCAGATCATGTTGGTGTATTTATTGTTGTTCATCCTGAGTTATCGATGGTATCCAAGAGATATATCGATAAAGGATTCGTGGTTTATATGGGATCCTATATTAACAACAAGTTAGATATAACCAATGTCAATACTGTCGATATACAAGAAGCTAACCAGATCCTATCCAATGGTGAGTTCGTGATATTATACGATATTAACTCAAACCATCTGGTTCGTATAAACTCTAAGTCATATCAACAACGATACGACATATACGGAGAAGAACCTAACATCAAACTACGACTATATCAACTACTCAACTACTCATATTCATGGTATAATAACCTATATAGACTACAATTCCCTTCACTCGATGTTGAAGGTGACAGGTACTATAACATAGTACGATATTACCAGGAATCACTGTCACCACATAAGCGACCGATGGTTATGAATATATACAACGAAGTACTACAGGAGAGACAAGATCTCATCAAACACCTTCAACATATCAACCGTTACCACTATCCTAACACAACCAATGATATCATAGAATTAGCTCGTAAATACGCTAGTGAACATCATGAGTATGATACATATAGTGAGACCGTAGACAAGTTCATAGAACGACTAATTATGAATGAGGACGGTGATAAGTTATATCGTATGATACATGGATGTTGATACCGATACTATCGGATAGTATCGGTATTATATATAGTAGCTAACCCTTCCATCCTGAAATACACCACGATGGACCTGATTACCATAGTCGTCAATATATCTACCATATACCATAGGTTGATATCTTCCCTTAACGCCATATGGATTAACATAGGATCTAAGTGTGAACCCCTCCATAAGGTAGGATCTAACCATGACATATATGGTAGACCAATATAGTACTTCGATATCGTAATCGCTAAGAGATCCCATGGTTGTTGTCGGGTGAATGTTGGACATATATAGAATCTCAGACTTGAGGTAGTTACCAACACCTGAGAACTTAGACTGATCTAATAGAAACCTACATATAGGCATCTTAGGATACTTCCGTATTATGGATATATAGTACGGTAAGGTCACATCGGTGTTAATAGGAGGTATCAACCCATCATTGATACTATATAACCATATGGCATACCATAACATATCTGGGCCAACATCTATAGTAATATCCGATGTCACTGATATTGATCCTAACTTCCGACAGTCATCGTAGTGGACCATAGTACCATCGGTGAACTGTAACACCATTCGTGTATATCGGTTAACATTGGAATCCAATAACCACTTACCTTCCATACCTAACTTACTGACCATAACGTAAGTATTAAAAACAAAGTATATACGTTTACCATAACATGTTACATACTTCAGGGTAGTACCATCGATACCACCAATGGAATCTACCAAGGTCTTCCCTGATAGATTTAGGTTAAGGTATTTAGCTATCGTTCTAACCTCAGGACCTTCGGGCATATTTAGTATTTATAGGACTCACGGAACAAGTAGATAATAAACACTACGATTAAACCACCGATAATAGCGGTAACAATTGCCGTCGTTTGGTTAAGAGTACCGTTAGGTTGTCCTGTTGTTTTATTAGTCTGTTGAGCAAACGCAGGATTAAAGAACGCAATAAGTCCATAGATGATGATAGCGGCCAATAGGAACCATAACAGGAAGTTCCATATACCGCTTTTGTTACCGTAAAGGCTACTTTCGTATTCGTGACGTTTACTAAGTTGGGCTGCACTGTATAACGGAGATGTATATGTACGTGCTGTTTGAGACTGTTCCGTAGTTTCAGTAAATTGCTTACCTGGTTGACTCATTTAACGAGGCTGTTATAATTTTTAGCGATATTTTTAGTATCCGTCTCTTATACCTACACCGACAGGGAATCTAGGTGCTCCTGAAGATGTTCGTTGGAAGTAACGGAAGGTATAAAGTTTACCAATAACCGTTTCAGGATGGGATAGCCATATACGTCGTTGCTCAAAACTACCACTGGGTCTAACGTTAAATATGTTACCCCTTCGATCCTGGATTACAAGGTCGGCAAGTCCCGACTCTGTACCAGTCGCTTCAACAACACCTATGACTATACCCTCTTCATCGATGAAACTCTTAACCTTCAGTAGGTTGTTACATCGTCGTGGTCGATATTCCTTGTCCAACTTCCTTAATATGAGACCTTCGTAACCCATAGACACAGATTGTTGATAATATTCCATAATATCTTCGTGAGAGTATACCAACCATGTGTATAGTATATGGTAGTTAGTCGAGGTATATCCTAGTTTGGCATAAGCATCCAACAATGTCTGATATCGCTGTATGAACGGAAGATTAACATCGACTATATCGAAGATGTAGTATCGTACCAGTCGATGTTTATTATGGTCTATAGTAGAACCTCGTATTGTTGATACCAACTCCTCAAACTTGAGATCAGGACTATATAACTCACCGTCTAATATTGTACCGGGCGGTAAATGTCTTATTAACATAGTAAGTTCTTCCCTGATATGCTTAAGGTGATCGGGGGATAACAACAGGTTATGGCCTGTACGAGACCAGAAGTTACCGTCACCATTACATAGTGCTCTAATACCATCCAATTTAACCTGAGCGCCAATAGGGAAGTCCTTGACGTTATATCCATTATACTTACACGCCAACATAGGTAATATCCTACCTACGATGCCCAATTGTTCATATGGAACGTAACCTTCGTGTATCTTCTCGAGATATCGGTGATTAGCTTCTATTATAGCCTGTTCAATTAGGGATCTACCAGATTGATTGGTCTGAACCTTCCGTCGATATACCTTCTCCTTACCACCCACAATACCTGATTTGATCACCAGGTCCATGTTAGAATCTATATATATTACCCAGTATAAAGTATGGTTGTCAGAGTATTTATATAACGGAAGGAAGTGGTCAGGATATACATCTGTATTGTTATTGTCACTACAGATAAGACTTCGTATATCTGACATTGATACACGATAATATATAGTTGTATATATACAATGTCTAATCCTATCGATAATATTATCAATATAACTTCGAAGTACGGTTCGGATGTTACCTATGAAATGTTAGCACTAGCACATACGATAGGATATGATGAGACCATAAAATATCTTAACTCTCGATCATGGAAGTCAGGTAACGACATAATATTTCTTCAACCGACCCTACGTCAACAACGTAGAGATATCTTAGTAGATATCGAGAATCTTAAACGTAGAGTAGATATTACCAGTGGTCTACAATGTCGCTACTGTAAATCAACACAGACTGTAGTAGTCGACTATGTTGCTAGGAGTGCAGATGAACCCGTCCTTGTTAAGGTTTTATGTCGGGATTGTGGTAAGGCCACTGTAATAGGATGACATAATAATCGTATGTGTCTCAGAGATACATACGATATAACAAGATTTTTAGATATATTTTGTTGACCTTAAACAAATGGATAAACCTAAGTCCTCAAGTCTGGACACTAACGAGATTCTTAAGAAGTTAAACGGTTCAACCGATACCAACAACAAAGTTCAACCAAAAGATAAGGTTATCAAAGTTAACGTTAAATGTGGTCATCACCACAAAGATTCTAGTTCCGACAAATGTCGTAAGTGCAATAGATGTAACAAGTGGAAGTGTTCATCATCGTCTTCATCTTCGTCATCATTAGATTGTCAATGCCATAGTTCGTCCTCATCGTCATTATATTGTCGCTGCCATAGTTCGTCCTCATCGTCATTATATTGTCACTGCCATAGTTCGTCCTCATCGTCATCATGTGATAGTTCTTCATCGTCCTCATCTTTATGTGATAGATCGCCATCACAGAAGATCTATGGATATCAATATAAGTGGGGTCGACGTGGTTTATATTTAACTAACAGAGTTTATGTATGTCGTCAATGCAAATGTGGTAAACTACAATGTAAATCTAAGAAGTTAAAGTCTCGTAAGACCTTTATCTTCACAAAACGACCGAATTGTAGTAGTTCTTCTTTATCGAGCACTAGCTCAAGTTGCTGTGGTAACTACTACCGCTACCAATATCGACCATGGTCATGTCGGTTCCAACGATGGAGTTATTAGATCGTCTATAGCAGCTATAGGCGATATCCTATATCCAACACGGCCGCATAATACCTATTGTCATAGTCAAGGATACTATATGTACCTTCACTTCCGACACTACTACGGAACTGGAGATCTCCTGACGATGATATTCCATATACCACATATGACATATTAGAGTAGTTCAGGTTTTCATCGACAGTAGGGTTAACACCGGGGTTGATATAGTAGTACTTCCAATAGTATCCTATAGTTAAAGCCTTATATATAGTTATACGATCTTCAGATGAAGGTAATACGTTCTGTATAAGATATATATAGTTAGTACGTAAGTCTTGATATATATATGGTTCTACACTTAGAGACATATTCTGAGTTATCACAGTTGCAACTTCGATGGATCTTGGCTTATTAACCATACCAATCCAGTTGAAGAACTCAGACTGAGACTCTATTACCGTCTCATTAGAACGATACACCTTAGATACCTTAACTCGATTGGATATATCTATTACATCCAACATAGATGCTCGTTGTAGATAATAACGAATGCCTTCCGCAAACTTAGGAGAATATAGATATATCTTTCCATTATGTACCAACGTTGGAATGTCATTAGGCAGTGGTTGGCTCTCGGATATGATATCTGGTACCATATACAGGTTATATTCGACACTTCCATCACCGATATCGATATAGTTGCGGAAATACTCGTCCACATCTGGACGACCTTTTAGTATATAGTCCAGCATGACCACTCTAAGTATAACCTCAACGTCCGATTTGAGTTTTCGGTATCTACTGACCCTATCAACTCCTGATATGGTATATATCAGGGGATTACTAGGACCTACTGGTATATGTTGTAATTCAACAGGGATATCTATGGGTTGTACTGGGGTATATACATCACCTTGGAACCACATACCGATAAGTCGACTACCATCAATATCGATGGATATTAGGTATTGCTGATCGATATATTGTAATACATCACGGTATGATATCCTAGGTATACGTGATATATACTCCATACTAACAGTCTTAACAGCCTCCGGTTGTGTCGGCGGGACTATAAGTATCAGGTTGGTAGGTAATATAACGAAGGATCTAACCTTACCGGCACTGTCGATATATTGGTATATCTCCTGTCCCTCGGTAATATCGATCTGGTCGAAGTAGTTACGATAGTACACATCAACCCCGTTCGAGTATGGTATCATATGATAGACCATATTAAGGTCTCTAAATATGTTGAACATAGAATATCCAACATTAGACATGAATACCTTAACCGGTCGATCGAAGTTAACGTCATAGTCTACTATCACCTCATAGTGGGGATCACTAAGATTGTCTGACTCTGCACCCCAATGTCGATATAGTATAATAGTAGGTCTATTACGGTGTAATCGTATAGGGAAGTACCTAAATCTAGGTACCTCCATAGATACCTGTCTTCCACTTCTGGTTAGGATATAGAGGTTAATGTCAAACAACTCTTCAACACCTCGATAGAATAGCTGGGAGTCTAGAAACCTATTTGGATCCAATAGTATCGACGATATATCATCATCGGTAAGATCATATAATTCTTGTCGATATAATCCCTTATCATACTTGTCAAGTGTTTGTCGTACCATAATAACATACTGCTCCTTAGACGCAACATCACCGAGACTACGGTAATCTTCGTTATCAAGTGCCTCAAGTACACAATGTAGTAGTGAGTTCTTACTAACCGGTACTCCATATCGGAGAGGATTGTTAATAACACCACGTAATAGCTCGACTATTAAACTAGGTAGGTGTCCATATCTACCTACACCGACCACCTTATCTGTGGTTATTCGATGAGATAATACAATATTACTACGCACCTTAGGTCGATTGCGGTAATACTCGTTATACAGTGAGTTAGCATCAGGGTCCATCTGATCCGTTCGGAAGCAACATGGTAGGTATGGATAGGTCTCTATATTCTGTAGTCCCTTATTACGCTTAACACCAGGGTAAGGTAACTTGTCGTTGGGACATACGAATATATACTTCCTAGTATCCCTAGGGAAGTACATAACCTGACGGGGTTTACCCTTCACCGTCTTACGTACCCATGAGTCTACCTCATCCTCGCTAATGATGATAGGCTGGGCAAAGCATTGACAGGTACGTGCGTAGTCTGAGACAAAGATGTCAGGAGCTATAAGCTGGTTTTGGTAGTTCTTAGACTGTAATTTATTGGACGGTATACGTATCTTCTTGATCGATGACTCTTGTGCCTTAGGATCAGAACCATACTCACGATAGAACCTAAGGTATTCGTCTCTACTCTGGAGATATATATGTAGTAACCTAGTAAATAGGAAGATGTACTGATTAATCACACGACGGGATAGAGCCTTACTTACGGATACCATTAGGTATGGAGTACCAGGTGTTAATCCTATGACCTTAAAGGTATCTATACATGATGGATTGTCGATAGCCTTAACACGCTCACCCTCAGAGTAATACTGATACCATGTAGAGCTAAGGGCAGATGTACTATACCTATTGTCCTCATCAGTGGATATACCGTAAGAGAACGGACTAGACTTAAGGTGAATACCTATACGACTCTTGTCGTGATATGCGGACTTAGACTCGTCGAAGTATAGGAAGTCCGTAAATATTGGATGGTTAAGTACCATATCTAACAATATAGGCTCTATAACCTCGATGTTATACACGAAGAATTCACCGTCTATCTTAGTCTCTATTAGATCTGAACCTATAGTCACAGGTAGGTGATCGGATATGATACTATACACCAATGCAGGATTAACAGACACTGAGTAAGGTGACGTAAAGTATATTTCACCCTTAGATATATCGTAATCGGCTAGGATATACCATTCCGCCACATCCAACTTCATAGTATCGAACCCAACCCATATAGTAATCAACATATGATTAGACTCCATATGTTGATGGGAGTGTTCATCAATAACCTTATAGTTGAGCTGATACTCCCACGACCTATATACCTTATACCTGCGGGTATTACCATCGTAGTACTGTATAAAAGGTACACGTAGGGATACAGTTGATGACCAAAAGATATCGATAGGATCGTAGGATGTAGTTACCACAGCCTTAATACCGATCCTGGTTACAGTGAAGGGACTATATGGTAACGGAAGAATATCCATAATATGTCTCTGTTTCTCGATAATGGTGTTATACACTTCCTGATCCCTATCTAAGTCTTTGGCATATTCTGCCAACCAGTCATTATAGAATATCTCCAACTGGTCCTTCTCGAACACATGCACCTGTTGTATAAGGTCGACCACATTCGGTATATCATATCCGTTAGTAACAGCGTAATATAGGAACATAGGGGCAATATACGACAACATATCAGATATCCTGGAATCAATGATATAATTCTCCTTGATATAGTCCACCATTCCTGATATATCCTGTGGATGTTCTTGGTAGTACTCTAACACTACTTCCGACAATGGTCGGTAGTCGAAGTCGGTTAATGGATCAGGTAAGGTCTTGTCTACATTATCCCTTAGGCGTAATAGTATATACTTTACTGGTACTGGTTCATCCAAACTAAATGCACGCTTATACTGTATAGTTAAGTCGTTATCAAGTTCGTTAACGTTCAACAACGACATTATATCCTTGATATAATGTCGTCAAACTGTATTACGATACCATTCGCCGATTGTGATTAGTCTGTCCTGGTATGGTATTCTATAGTCTAGGTCTGGTTCGGCCTTAATAAACTCAAGGAAGTCGTTATATGACATATTAATGATATCATCAACCTTGATATACCCACGATGATATGGATATAACTCTAGGTAATCTATAAGGCGGTTTATAAACAACTCATACGCCAGGTACTGGTTATCGGTAGGAATATATAGTCCAATCCGTGCACCGATGGCTCTGACTACAGGTTCAACCTCAATGTTGTCATATAGTGCCTTAACGTAGTCAACAAGTTCGGTTGATTCATCTATTGCTGATCTAACCAGTTCCTGTAGTTGTGTGTCTGACATTTTAACTCCTGCATACATTTAGTGTGTAGATCTATATATCTCAAGAAGTTAGCTATAGGTTTATCGGTAACTCTTACTACCACTCTAACCTTTGTCACATACCGCCATAGGGACCGTATTAACTTAGGTACCTTACCACAACAACCACTGGAAGTTATAACACTCTTAATATAGGTTTCATCGTTATGATCAACGCCGAGATAACGTTGGACGTACTTAAGGAATATATTATAATCCTTAGTATTATATTGGGACATCATCTGATCGATATCCTTGCAGTATCCTACGTAGAATAGGTTATCTATAGACTTCATCAGAAGGTTGTTTATATAGTAGTAGTAATCGATAGGTTCTCCTTGATATCTATCGATCAGAACCATACGTTCACCCAATAGACCATCACCGACGGTGATGACATACTCGATACGATCTCCGGCGTTGATAATAACGCCCTGTCTGGCCATCTTCTCCTCGAATAACTTAATAGAGTACGAATCGCTCTTATATGACTTACCGATCTCCTTAACGATAACTAGGTCGGATATAGGGACCTGTCGGGTAAGTAGACACTTGATGGACTCTATAATATAGTCATAGGTCTCATATATCGGACGCTTGGTAAGTATCATATCTATAACCTTACCGTATACCTTCTTATGATACGGGAACTTATCCCGACGGGCAAGGGTAATACCTCGGTATATTACACCACCAGGCTTAAATCCGACCGGCCAAAAGGCGTAGTGTTTTTTACGTAGACATAGTATCATACCTGCCTTCTCGAACTCGATGGATAGTGGTCGTGGGAATAGGGATGTAATCTCAGACTGCATCCGTTTGCCCCATTCGTTGATGTTGGTGTAATCAACACCGTTGATAGAGAACATGATGGAGTCGGTATCACCGTATACTACATTGGCATTATACTTGGACTCCATATACTGTTTACAGGTATGTATCATCTCACGACCTTTGGCTGTAACCGACATAGCACACTCTATAAACGATAATACACCATCAGATACACCTAGGAATCCATATATAGCATTAGCAGATACCTTCAACGCTAGTTGACGTTTGTCGAGGATATTACGTATAAGTGCATCCTTGATGGATTCCATCTTCTTCCTGACTTGATTACGTTCATCGACCAACTTCTCGACCAGTATCGGTAGAATGCCCTTACGTATATTGGACTTTATAAACCGATATCGGTGATGGATATTACCCTCGTCCCACTCTATAACGTTACAGTTAACATCGTTGATATTAGGGTCGACTACAAACGTACTATAGCATATATTGAAGGCCTGTATAATGGATGGATATAGCGACTTAAAGTCTAGACATATTACGTGGTCATGCAGTCCGATCTTTGGCTCGAAGACAAAGCCACCCTTATACGTACTTACGTTATCCGATCTGGTCGATGGTTCGTCTATAACTACAGAGTTCTTAGCGCATAGATCATATATTTGTGATAGACATCGTATCTGTTGACCATATACATATAGATCCTTGATAGGTACACCAACGACATTAGACAATTCTATCAGACCATACCATATCGATAACTTATCGAATAGGTCAACAACCAATATTGCATCTTGGATGCAGTATCGGGCAACCCTAGTAACATCATCGATGTTACGGGATCGGTAGATAGAGAACATTTCAAATGGCTTCACATCGTGTTTACCACGACCTAATATCTCTATAGAAACGGTGTTAAGATCATACTTAACCAATTTAAAGTCCTTACGTATAAGAACTAGTAGATCGAGTGATATCCTACCTGACATGGATATATAGGTATATTTCCTAGACCCGACCTCAAGTAGCTCCGACTTCTCGTTATATAATCTACCCATATTACCCCATTCCAGGTTACGTCGTCGTAATCTGGTGTTAAGGTATCGGTAGTCATAACCGAAGATGTTATAACCAATCACGACGTCAGGATTAAGGTCACACACTAACTTCTCGAATCGACGACATAACTCTATCTCGTTACTAACACGGTATATAGTCACGTCATCTATATCGTTACACTCTAATGTTGTGATAAGATACCTCGACATATGTCCCTTACTTCGGTAGATTATAGACACCATAAATACTACGTGATTGGCCAACATCGGGTTACTAAATACCCGATCACTGTCACTATAACACTCGATATCGAAGGATAATATCGATGGATCCATTATAGTGTTATCATCGACGACTGGATGTATATCCTCCCATCTAGCGACGTACTCCCTGTCCAATATAGATATCTTATTCTCTTCCTTTACCGTAACACAGTTGGATATGGTCAACCATTGACATGGACGGATATTACATAGGGTCCATAACTTACGTATCGGTGATATGGTTGTTTCATGAGGAGTAAACGATATGTTACCTATACCATCGATGTGGTTGACCTTGGACACATACCTAATAGCGTTACGCATCGCCTGCTGTGTTGGAAATACTACTAACAACATAGGATATTTAGTATCATCGTAGTAGTACAACTTCAACATCCTTACGAACCTTATCTGCACAGGTCTTATACTCTCAGGTCTATGCATAAACCACTCCGATATAGTGTTAACCATCGATCTGGTCCATAGTATATTAGGTAGTTCGAAGAAGCAGAATATAGGTATACTCCTAAGTATCACCAAGTTTGGTACGGATTCCTTATCCAGACCCCATATATATACGTCTGGATCTCGGAATTGCCAATCATAGGGTTGTATAACTATATTGGCATCCATTAAACTATACAATATATCATAAATGTCCTCATCTGATTATAATAGATCATTAGAGATCCTTATATCAACTATCAACCAAATACTTAACCGATTCCAACAACAGCCGATACGCGACATATCCCTTAGACATATATTCTATCTTAATGTGTTATCATCCGTGTTAGATATAGTTAACTCATGGGTTCTAATAAACTTCGGTACTACTATAAGTAGCGATAACCAACAGTCGCTCAATAAGTTGATATCAGATATACAAAAGGACCTACTTGGGTTGGTAGAATGGATATCAGGTAATCAAACAGGAGGTTTTCGTTCGATCCCTCAAGATAATAATAGTGTTAATGTTAACGATAGAATATACAAGATATAATACTATCGGTATATATGATATACCGATGGTTATATCGAGGAATTGTTAATATAGATGGTGGTATATCCAATATATCGATAAGTTGATATGGATATATCCAATATATCGATATTAATACTATAATCCAGTAGACATATCTACCATTATACGATATATACCGATATATCAACAGTCGATATGAATATCGATGGTTATTATAGACATATCTGTTATATACCAATAAGTTATATTGACGTATTCGTAAATACCTATATCGGTATGATATCAACGTATATATGCATATCAGATATATCGACGGTTAATATAGATATATCCATAAGTTACATCCAACATATCAATGGGTTAATATAGACATAATCCATCGATATGTCGAATATATCGATAAGTTGTTATAGATATACATTGTATCATCGATATATGTTAGGTTAATATAGACATATTTATCGAATTATAATATATGTTATATCGGATATAACAGTAAGGTTATATATACATTACCATCGATATAACCGATATATCGACGGTGTGATATATACATCACTGTCAATATAACCGATATATCGACAACGTAATATATACATTACCATCGATATAACCGATATATCGACGGTGTGATATATACATTACCATCGATATAACCGATATATCGACGGTAATGTATATATCATACCATCGATATAACCGATATATCGACGGTGTGATATATACATCACTGTCAATATAACCGATATATCGATAAGTTGAATAGGTATATCTAACCTTAACAGGTAACATATATATCATAACCTGTAACCATTGACTATATCAGATATAGTCAATAGGAGTGTTATACTCGTAACTTATACTGTAACGCTGGAACTGTACCATCTTTATCCACAATCAGGGGAAGGTTATGGTTAATATCATACGATAGATACAACATCTGGTCAAATATATCAAACTTTAGAAGGTCGACAGGACTTATATTGGCAGGGTTTATTGACTTGTCTAACACTTCGATTTCCTGATATGTCATGGTTACAAGTTCAGAGCAGAATAGGAACATATACTTCGGATCGGTATTAGTAGATATAATCCGACATGCAACCGTAAAGATTGCATCGATTATATCACGCAATAGTCGTAATTTGGGATTAACACAGGCAATAAGGTCGATGATGTTAATATCATATAGACTATTCTTGATATGTTGGTAAAACCTATTGAAGTGATCTAGGACTAATGGTCGGTTATAGTACCATGGATTATTCTTAAGCCGTGCCCATAATACCTTAGTATCGTCAGTGGATAGATAACATCGTATTACATCCTCAAGGTCTCTTATCTGTACGCCAAACTTGTAGTGTTTACCTGTAACTACATCAGGTTCCTTCTTTAACATGGTAGATTCTAACAAATATAACCTGTTATTGTCCATCTGTGTTACATCAGGTAGTAATTGTCGGTTAACAACAATACCGACATGACTGAATGCATCACAACCCGACTCTACCTTTTCCGCTTCGAGGATAATACGGGATAGGAAGGAGGAACCCTTGAATAATATACAATCTAATGGATTAATCTTATGTAGCACCTCATACAGTCCAATTGTCGGGTAATCTACGTTGCACATTTAAACTTAGACATAAAATGTTATCAGAGGAAGCCATTACTAATATCCTATCTCATATACAGAATCCATCGACGGAGATCGAAGTTAGATTCGGTAGATTTGATATTAATAACCGATATATACCTGGTGTGACATACGAGTCCTTCATTAGAGTTATGTACGAGTTCGTCACTAACTTCGATCGATATAACACTAAGTATACTAGAACAGACACCATAGACTATATCCATAGCGATAGCGGTATAATACGTACTGGTGATAAGTATACTCAGAAGATTAAGTTATACACTTATAGTTGTCCAACACTTCCCTTCCGACTTAGTATAAGTCAGGAAGACAATATTCCACCAGTACCTAACTTCGTATCCAACGTTACTAGATCCAAGAAGAGGACCTCCTTTCCACTTCACAGTGGTGACTATAGACTAGACCTAACTATAGTTAATAACGATAACTATGAGATCGAACTTGAGATATATCGATTCGATCTACAGGTATTCACTAGTATGATCCAAAGTCTGATACGTAGAATCTATGACACTAACGATATATACACTATTAAGGATAGATCAGAACTTATACAGTATTTAGTTACCACATTAGGTTCTACCGATATATCCTCCGTATCCAATCACCAGTATCAGAAACTACGATTCGAGGATATGCTTAATGGTGGTATTGTCGGTAATAATACTACGTTATATAAGATATCATACCATCCCAATAGTGATGACCAAAGATTGCTGATATTCCATTCTACCGGTATATGGTTATACCATAGTGTTGATAGAATAAACAGAGTACTTAACGCTAATATACCTAATCTTAACGGGTTTATATTGGATGGCCATCTAATACCTAAGAATCGAAGGAAACCAGGTGCACCAACTAGTAAGTACTGGTTCCTTATATTGGATTGTTTGGCATCACCGCAGAATGGAAAAAATGTCCAGACATTACCACATCGAGTCAGGATGGACTACTGTCAATCAGCCAAAGATCTATGGAGATCCAACACTCTGTTAGAGTTAACCACCCGCTCATTTACAACCGTAACTACGGGATCAGAAGTATTCTCCCATGTCAGGACGATGTTGGATCGAAGGGACAGTCTGGTATATGATATATCGGGTCTGGTCTTTGTACCCGATACTGGTAACAAATATTTCATATGGACCTTCGAACGATACTTCAACTTCCAAATTCGACGAACACTAACCTCGCTAGAACTGTATACCAGTAAGGGTAAATATAGTGGTATTGATATCGACTATAACAACCCTGTTATTCAGGGTCTACCTGATATGACGGTAGTAAAGTATCAATGGGATCCATCAAAGAGTCTATGGATACCAGTAACACCAAGATTCGATCTGACCAGACCCGATAATAACAACGATATTGACATCGACCATATACCTGAATCGGTGTTACGTGGTGATACCTTCGAGTTTATAAGGGTGTATCATAACCATATCTTACTCGATACTATAGGTAATATGTCGGTAAAGAGTATTATAGATATGACCACCAATCGTACCGATCTATATCTGAGATATCTACGCAATAACCCTCGTATTGATCGAGTGGTAATTGTTGAACCAGATCCCAAAGTATATCAAGAACTTACTCGTAGGGTAAGAACCGGTGATAAAATACAGGTAGTTAACTATAGCTACCATGACATATCCTCGATATCCAAAGTTATCGATAAGGTTGATCTAGTGGTATTCGATGGTAATGTAGTAAACTATGACACTATAGAAATGTATATCCAACGTTATTCTCCTCCACGACTAATATACATAGCTATAGATGGAGACGTAGTCCGTCACATCTTCCTTCCTAGCGGTATTGGTAATGGACTCGATCTTAAGGACTTGGAGTTAGGCGGTAAGATTAAAATATCCTATGATAAGACCTTAACTATAAACGGTAAACATATACCGCTATTCCGATCCGATAATATAGTAATACGATTTCCTAAGTATCGTGTTAAGTATAAGAGACAACTATCACCACCATCTAATGTAGTTCTTAGTGACTCGGAATCAGTGTTAAGTAGTATGTATACATATGGTATTATCGAGGATACCACCAATACCGACGATATACTACTAGATGTTGATAATGGATATAGCTTTATCAAGTTAGTTATAGGTAGTTAACGATATGGATACCAGGTATCCATATCGTGTTTATATAACGAATACCAGATTCTTGGACATCATATATTCCCTGATCATATCACATAGGTAATCTCGGGAATACTTTATATCCATCCATCGATAGTAGTATTTCATATCATCTATTGTTATACTCTCTAGCTTGTCTTCGTCAAATCCCTGACTGATAAGGAAGTTCTTCATCGCATCATATGACGGTATATTTGTATTGTCTATCGGTTCTGGTATACCAATATTACGCATAATAACTACTATGTCTGATTTCTTCAACGTCATACAGTCTCTTCCTCGGTTTAACTTACGATTATCCCTCTTAGCCTCTTCTGGGTCCTCGGTTGTCTTATCCCTAATTCTGAACTTCTTATCCGATGACTGGAAGTATATACCATATATATCGAATTGCTCATAATACTCGATACGTTTGTATATCTCTAGTTGTATCAGAACGTTATATACATATAACTCGTATTCGTTAGCATCTCGCCAGGTGGTGGACCCTATCTTAAGTAATCTAATCTTACTGTCAGCCTTCATAAACCGCGCAGTTACGGCGTAGGATACTCGGTCATAACCTAGTGTATATAGGGTATGAAGATACACTATATTACCTTCACTACCAACACCACTACCACTACCACCAACACCACTACCACCACTACCACCAACACCAACACCGCCACCAACACCACTACCACCACTACCACCAACACCAACACCGCCACCAACACCACTACCACCAACACCACTACCACTACTACCAACACCACCACCACCACCACTACCACTACTACTACCACCGCCACCACCACTACCACTACCACCACCACTACTACCACCAACACCAACACCACCACTACCACTACCACTACCACCACCAACACCACCACCACCGCTACCAACACCACTACCAACACCACTACCAACACCACCACCAGTAGATTCTTTATTCTGTCGTTCTCTTAACAGTTGTTCCAGCTGTTTACGGTTTAACTTCTGAATCTTACGTTGGTGTGGATACTTACGCTTCCTACCTAGGTACTTATGAGATGTTAACTCGATGTAAGTCTCTATCTCCTGTGTTGGTTCGGGAAACCAGAAGATATAGTTACTATATACCTGTAATACTATATTATCAAACTCTGATGCGGTGTCGGTTATATAACGTAGAATAGCGGTCTCTAACACTAAGGCCTTCACCGACAAGGACACCGTATCTAGTGTAGATACTACCTCCTGTATAGACAAAGATGAACGACTACGTAGTTGTTCTATATTATGTATATCATAGGACCTTATATTAGTAGATAGGTACTGTTCTATCGATATAGGTCGATATGACACGATGTTCTCGGTATAATACGCATCTATATGGTCGATATCGTTAACTAAATAGTATACATCCCCGATGTTTCTTAGGAAGCATCGATATCCATATCGGTTGGTGATATGCACCTTGTTGTCCAACATTACACTAAGAGCCATTACTACATATCGCTCCATACCTGGACCTATATAGCCTACTATATCGTCGAAGGTTAACTTGAAGTTAACCGAGAAGAGGGACTGTATCTGTGATATTACGTTATCTACTATACTATTGGAGTATAGTATATCATAACTAGTATAGTCTATAGTATCTGGCGGTGGATAATATGGTACCACCTGATTACGTAACTGGTGAATCTGGGCATCAATAGCCACCGACTTCATCAGATCGGTAATGCGATCGATATCTCTCTGTTTATCCTCAGATACCTTATACATCTCCAGGTCTATACTATCTGGTCCATCGATGGATGCATACTGGTATATAGACACATCAACCGCTCCACCTATTTCGTGAACTAGATCTACATGGCTGGTTGCTCTTATAGCTCGACTTATTGATTGGTAGGTTATAGACTGGTCCCAACTGGGACCAACCACATGGATCTGAGTTACATTGCGAAGATTAATACCTATGTTGATTATAGGAGAACCTATAAGTACCTTAACATATTCACCGTGACGGTTATGGTAGTTGTTGAATAGGTCTAGTATATTCTTCATCACATTGGCTGGTGTCTCTGGTGATATAAGGGCGAACCTAAGCGCTGGTTTAAAGGTAGGGTCTATTACCGACTCGTTACGTATAAGAGCAATACCTCGTTGATGACGACGACTCTGGAATACACCATATCCTATGTACTGTTCAAATCCCTGTGCCCTAAAACACACCGATAACAGGTAGGACCCTGCCTCTTTGAACTCAGATGTAACGAAGCAACTACCGGGGTTATCGCGACATAACCTTATTATCTCAGCGAATTTGGCCGATAGTTGGTATAGACCTTCATATGTCGATATAATCTCAGGAAATCTATCTATATCTACCGGTTTATATACATCAGGTCCTTCTCTTACTATATATTTACTGAATCCCTCCTTACCGTAACTACCGTCAGGATACACGAAATTAGCGGCCTGTCTCTCAGGTATTCGGTATGTACCTCCGGCATTATACAACAGTCGATAGTAATAGCTCTGATGTTGTGACATAATAACAGGGTAGACTACTGTAGTATAACCACTGTAATAGCCAGGGTATATATTATCCAATATATACCCCTGATATTGTACGTTAACATCGGTCTTACTCTCCTTAACGTAGGATATGAGACCTCGGAAGTATGGTTCCAGTGAAGATATATCTGACGTTAGGGTATCATATCCCAACTGTCGGTCTAACGGCAATATAAGGTTCATCAACGATACTATCTCGTATGTCTTGTCTATCATCGGAGTTGCTGTCAACAACAATACCTTCACCCGTTTAGCGGTATGGAAGATTCGATGAAGAGTATGGTATATCTGTAACTTTTTCTGATATGTCTTGTTAACTATAGATATATTAGCTATATCCTCCGTCCATCCCTCGTATGATACTATGTTAAGGTTATGGGCCTCGTCAATAACGAACATATAATCAGAGAATATTCTGACTATGTCCTCATCTGATATGTTACCTCGACTGCAACTCTCAGAGAAGAAGCGACCGTATGTGTCAATGTCGTAGTATTGACGGATTAATGCGTTAATACGCTTATTGGCTTGTATGTAATCTTCAGGTAGATCGGGAGGTAGGTAGTCCTCTCTGTTAATATGGTACACCAACTGATTCCTTATCTCACGTATCAGGGATTGCCCTCTAGTTAGTATTACGACCCTTCTGATATGTACTTGTCGAGTAGTTAGGTATGACTTAACATAGTCGTTAATACCGCCTAGTGCTATCTTTTTGAAGTACTCCGCTGGACCTAAGGACGATGCGGTCTTACCGGTACCAGTACCATGAAATAGTAACAACCTATCATATACTAACAACAACCGCTTAATTAACTCCTGATGACGGAATAACCCACCTGGTGATGATGGTGGAGGTTCTCCACTATAACTGGCCAGTTCTAGGAATTCATACTTCGATGTAATCTTAGTCTGTATTAGAGGATCGAACTGGTCTGGATAGCTATATACCAGGTCTTCTATACTAAACATTTAATGTTACCATATAAGATTACGGTTGTCGGTCATACATACTCAGGTAAAACCAGTCTAATCCGAAGACTGTGTGGTATGACACCACTACCAACATATAAACCAACTGTAATGGTCGATATTACCAGATCCTATGTCACAGTCAATGACCGAAGGATCACCATAGACTACTATGAAATACCCGATATAGTCATCGATAACCTGACCCATATGTTAGGATCGGATATGTTTCTGGTTGTAGTAGACCAAAGTAATCCACAACCAATAGATAGGTATCTACATTATATATCACAGATAACCTATAATGCACATGTAGTAGTATGTGGTAATAAGAAGGATATCTCATATAGACCTGGTATATATACTATAGACATATCAACCGTTACTGGTTATGGATGTAGAGAACTACTAAGATATATCGTACAACACATATAGATATAATCCGATACATCCCCGGAATGTATCGGATCATATACCAAATGGGGATGGATGATATATATACCTACCGTAATTCGGTGTATATTCCTATATATACACTACACGATATTAGATATATCCATAAATATATTAAGGATTTTATATTATATACTACCAGATTTATGGTAATCGGTGGTGGTACTATCGATCCAGTATTCCTTGATACCGCTAATATAGGTATCGATGACAATATCCTTAAGTTATGGCTTAATATTAACAGTAACCTTATTTTACCGTTATTGTTGTTAAAAATCGACACTTACTTAGACTATGATAACAGAGACACATATGAAGTATTTAACGACGACTATGTTAATGTTATATACATTATCGGTAACTTCGATGTATATTGTGACTGTAATACAACGAGATTCCTTAATATGCTATGTAGTTATAATGTTAACGTGTTATATATAGATGACATTGACGGTAAGTATAAAACATCCTATCTACCATACTGTACAGATATGGATATTAGATTAAGATACCTAAATTACATTAAGTGTATATCACCAGATGTTGTGGTGTTATATACCAGAACCTTGGGTGATATATCGGTGTATAGGATGTAAAGGTTATAACCATCGACCATATCTGATATGATCGATGGATACTTATATATTTACTGACATGGTATTACCTTCGATCGGAATAGTACTACAACGTCTGGAAATAAATCCCTAATATGCTTTATGTGGTCTTTACCGATATCTTCTTTTATAGTACAATATAGTCTAGATATCTTATATTCACCGTTATCAGTGTATAGTATATTAACGTTGTGGTTCTCTAGTAAGATAAGGAATTTTGTCCTATTAAAATCTTCCTCGTACATAACGAAGTTACCAACAATATATACAACATTCTCACTATCATCACCGAATACTTCATAGGTATCTTCGTTGTAATGATACGAGTTAGTATCAACTTTAACTAAAAGTAGTGGTAACAGTAACTTGATATTCGTAGTATTGATCCATTTTTCGAACGTATCGATGTGGTTTTTACTATTGACGGTATCTAGGTGTATCATGGTATAATTACCACCAATTACCATAATTCTATTAATGTCTTCTTTGATATTTATCAAGTATTCATATACATTGTCAATGGACGTAGGATCTTTTGGGTCTATGGTAAAATACAACGAATTACGGTATTCATAGAAATCCATTTGGTAAATATAACCAAAATATCATCTGAACAATACCATTACATCTGGTGATATATCACTGAATGACTTACGCATATACCTACGTACTATTGTGTTATTACCTGAGAACTTAAATGCCATTCCGTTATACATATCGGATATAATACTGTCCTACCATACGAAGATCTTATTGGTATATTCGTGTTTGAACCAACGTTTACTGTCACCCATCATGTATATAATATCGTTGTTTTGACTAACATCATAGGGTAATATCGTTGTTTTTGACTAACATCATAGGGTAATATCGTTGTTTTTGACTAACATCATAGGGTAATATCGTTGTTTTGACTAACAAAGATATCATAGGGTTTACCTTAGATATCATAGGGTTTACCTTAGATCCATCCCACTGTGGATACCACCTATATCTTCGTTATATATGTCGATATCTTATAACCACAAAATCCCTCATCTTCAGATATATATCGTTAGTACTTCTTCGTAAATCATACGTTAACTTAGATTATGTACCAACATATGACACTATCGGACTATACAATATGATATACTACCGATTGTACCAGGTACAATCGGTGGATATCTAACGTTGAAGTTTCAATAACATCGATAATATTATTATAACAATAACAACGACTAGAACGATATATATAACATTAGTATCACTACCACTACCATTACCTTTAACCTTTAACAACTTAGGTTGATTAAGCACGTTAATAGGAGTAATGATAACTCTACTCTTAACCTTATCGATTGTTGTCCAATCTGATACAATACCTATTGACTCGGCATTATCCTGTGAATAACCTAGTATCTTTACCATAACATATCCCATCCTTATCAACTCCGATTTCTCTTCATCACTAAATCCAGGGAAGCCACTGGGTGATGTCGAGTTGATGAACATAAGGACTTTACCGTTGTTATCGGTACATTTCGATGTGTTGATGGGTATGAAGTTATACCGACTTCCGTCGTAGTATCCCCACACCACATTATGATCACACGGTTGAGAGTTGGGTAATGGTGCGGAATTAGCACATATAGGACTACATCGTTCCTGTCCTAACTTATTGGCCAATAAACAACCGACAACATATGCACCGACGGTACCAGGCTTGACATTGTCGATATCACCAAAGACCTCAGCAAACTTCTTATATATCGATGGATAATGTGGGGTATTTTCATAGGTCTTAACCAAGTTTGTCACATACTTATAGTCACTTAATGCATTACCCGATAGAGTAGATATATACTGGTTCTGATACTTCTTAAGATCGACGAGAATTTTCTCGATCTCTCTATAGTCTGGGCTAGATACAGTATCGGTATGTTGATATTTTGGTCGGTAAGAATTACGATACATTTAATAATATCATAACATTTTTAACGGTAACAGACAAATGAGCGAAGATACCGGGTTTAAGTCTATTAGATTTGAAGACCGTAAATCAGCAGTACGTAAGTTATCCCAACTACATCCAGGATATCTACCTGTATATATTGAGAGGGCTAACAACCGAACTCCTGATCTGAAGCACAAACAGTATCTCGTCAATAAGAAGGACCAACTTGGATCCTTCATCAGAGAAGTTAGGAAGAAGATACCAATTGGACCTACTGATGCTATATTCGTATTCGTAGATACTGGTAAGAATGCAATATCACCGATGATGTCATCGACTATTGAGGAGGTATATAATAGATATAAGAAGGAAGATGGTGTATTATACCTGAAGTACACATTAGAGAACGTATTTGGTTAACACCGTTAACTCCTGGAGCTAACGGTATTATACATCCTTAAGTAGTGGTTTGATAAGCGTGTTAACTATATCGGTATGTGTTATTGGTTTATCCTTGTTACTTTCGATATATCTAAGAATATCTTCGTGTCTACATTTATGTAACAACACAATATTACGTATGTAACCTACTTTATATGTAATGGTACCCCTGAATATACCGTTCAGATGACGGAATATATTAATGTTGGTTCTTTCCGACGATGGAGGAGGATCCATTGACATATTGGCTATCACATTACCCTCGATTATATAGTCAGTGGTATCATACGTTATATATCCTACACCACTACTACCACCAGTACCACCTGTTGTGGTACCACCATAACCACCATTAGCACCTACGCCAACTCCTAGTTCAACGTCGATGGTGAACCTGGTATCAGGTAGTATAAACAAGACGTTAGGAAACTTGACAATATTCACAGTACCTGATCTCTTAGTTGGTGGATTAATACTTGTTGAGTAATCGGCGGTAACAGTACCGATAACGGGAATTCCTATGAATAACTTAGATATTATAGATAACATTATATAATGCGTAATAACTTTGTCAACGTACCTATATTCGGTAACGTATCTGTTGAGTACACCTCTAACTTCCCGACTAAGCCTGTAAATGGTACCAATAGAATTGTATTCCCCGACATGAAATTCGAGGTTGTTGGACCTACTGACTTCCCAGTACCTAGGTTCACTACCGATGTTATATTAGGTGTATCCACCGGTGGATTCGGTGGAGCACCTCCATTGCGTGGAGGAAATGGAGCTACTGGTACTAGCGGATTCGGTACATTCAGCGTCAACGTGTATGATGACCAGATTTTTATCGATGGTGTCGTTATTGTAGCGTTGGATACACGGGCGGTAACGACGTTTACCAAGGCCAACGGGTCATTCTATGGTGTATATACAGTATCTAGGGACTATATACGTAACCTAATGCCTTCTGTTGATTGCCCAGAGGCACAGATATTTTACGATATATCAGGTAGTCAACCAGTAACGATACCAGATATTGTAGATATATACTACCCGTTATTACACCTAAGTTCTATCCTACGTGTTGACCATAAACCATGTAAGTGTATACTACGCGATGTACGTAAAAACCGTGACTGTGATCTCTTATCACAACATTATATTAACATACCTATATTCGGTAGTGTCAGTGCCGAATACACCACTAACCAACCTACTATGAAGGTAGGTGGAAACAACATGGTAAAGTTTCCAAAGGTTACGTTCACATCTAATCGATCGAAATTCAATCCCTTCCAACTTGACGTTGATATATCGGTAGCTGTTGGTAGTGATGGCAGTGTCGGTGGTGGTGGTGGTGGTGGTGGTGCCGGTGGAATCGGTGGTATTGGTAAGTTTACATATACAATACCTGATACAGCTTATATTGAAGGTATTTTTATGGTAAACTTCTCTACCGTATATAACGACAATAGACCAGATATAGTAACTTTCTCACACGTTAATGGATTCTTCGATGCAACGTATACCGTAATACAGGACGGTAGTAAGTTGAACTATATCGACTTCTTAACTAAGTATTGTCTATCACCTAACACAGTAATATCAAAGGATAACATCCTATCGTTAATCAAAGCAATACTTAAAACCTCAACATAGTAAGTCCAGGACCTACTGTGTTAAACTATAGATGTTGTGGTCGACTAATTTACGTATTGATAAGACTTCGTAGTAATATACTAAGGTTGACCTCAGGATAACCCACCATCACACCGTTAATACCATCTCGACTGTATCGGTAGTACCTGTTATCACTGAGACATATTAGGTATATTATACTAGTTGTCCTACATTGATATAGTCCATATTAAGTATGTATACCATTATACATGACCGAGTAAACGTATGATATAATATCATCATCAGCATCGAGATCGTATAGTCTGTCTATTAACATACGTACATACTTACGATCCTTATCGAGTAGTATATCGGTTAATATATAGATATACTCAACATCATCAACATCGACCATATCTATAGCTATTACTGCTACATCTTCACTATATCGGTGAATCAACACCGATATTAACATACGGTTCTTAGTTAAAAGTAACGTCTTGATGACATTTACGTCGTTATGATAGTAGTCCATAACAACATCGATGGCTATCTCTATCAGGCGATGATTCCTAACGTTCTTGAATATATTATATATATTACAATCTACTATATCCAGTAACTTCCTTATAAATTCCCTAACTATATCAGGGGACTCTATATTGTCATCCTTCGACATGACATACCCAATATTACTTAACACCATATACCTACTAATAACACCGAAGTACTCGATGTAATGGAGGTATCGACTAAGGTTGCTAGGAGATATTATATCCTCGAACAGGGCGGTACCTAGGTACGTCTGTATGGCGTTATCCTCTAGTATGGACTTTAGGGACGGTATTCTATGCAGTACTGGATATATGTGGTCAATATCGACTAAGAAGTCAACAAATATACGATACCAGTAGTCAGTACTAAGGTTACTACTAATACCCATCACATAGTAGTACAATCCAAGTATACCTATATCAACATACCGTATTAACATAGGGTCGCCCCTAACTAATACCTCGGCTGCGAGTGTAAAATCCCAGAATTGGTATACTTCTTCTGTTATGATATCATAATACCCTCGTTGTATTATGTAGTCTATAGGTATAGGCTTAGTAGCATACAGTAATAGATATACATAATGTACTATATACATATGTGAAAAGTCTCTATATCTAGTATTCCAGTGTCTATTATACTCGCTGATAGATACCTCGTTGATGCGTACTATATATGGATTCACAATATCCATCGGTTTGTCTGAATAGTGTATACCAGGTAGACGTTGTCTACATATCGGTGATAACATACGCTGCATTCTCTTAGACGTACTAGCCAATACGCATAGCTCCTTATCTGATAACTTAGGCGCAATACGGTATACTACAACGTCTTCCATTGTACTATAACACCGTTAACTCCTGGAGTTAGCGGTATTATACATTATAGGTAGTTAGGTTTAGTTACGGATGGTATAGAGGATATATATTTATTATACATCAACTTAACACGTGATATTAACCCCTTCTTAGCACCGATTGATTGAAGTCTCTGTATCAACATACGTATATATATACACCTATCACGTTCCTCGAGTATAGAGTTAACTAACCTATAGGTATTAACGTTATATTCTATATTAATGAAGTTGTTGATAGTATACCTTATTATATCGTCACCATATCGTTCGAACAACACTCGATAGACGTGGTAGTTAAGCGATCTCAACAACCCCTTGACTACATCCATATTGTCGTGGTAGTAGTCTAATATAACCTCGGTTGCTATCTTTGCGAACTCTCCATTCTTGACCCTGAATAACATACTACCTAGTACGTAGTAGTCCTTACCGACTACATCCAAAAACTTTACCATAAACCTCCTAACTATATCAGGAGACTCTATCTTATCGGATCTATTCATAACCTTATCCATAATATTGCCCAACAACCACCACCTGTTGGTAACACCGAAGTGCTCGATATAATGGATGTATCGACTAAGATTGCTCAGTGATAACATACGATGGAAGAAGTACATGCTAAAGTTCATAGATGCACACGTAATATTACGTACTCTATGCTCATCTATTATACCAGGTAGACATGGTATCTTATGTAACACTGGATATATATTATCGATATTATACAAGAACTTAGCTAATGCAGTACATGTACCATGAGATTCCATATATAGTTCGGTAAACTCACTAGACCAATTCCCGCGATACATAAAGTAGTAGTAACAGTGGTCTCCTTTTTCGTATACGTGGTCGTATATATACTTGATGCCCTTGTCGACATACTTGATCAACATAGGGTCATCGGTAAGTAATGCCTCGGCCGTTAATATGTGATCCATTGATACCACCCTCTGTACTACAACATCGTAGTATCTACCACGTATTATATTATCAATGACCCTATTGTCATCCTTAACATCGAAGATGTATCGGTAATGTACCACAAATAGGTCACTGTAGTTACTGTAGTTGGTATTCCACCGTCGGTTATACTCCTCGATGGATATACGGTCGATGTTACATATGTCAGGGTTACACATCGATGGACGTTGTTGATACATACCGCGTATGCGTTCTCGGCATAGCGGTGATAGCGCATGATTAAACCTCCTGGTTGAGCT